AAGGCGACGGGTCGTCCCGCGCCGTCCCTGCGGACAGACCTAGCCCGGGTCGTCCCGTCGCTGAAGTAGTCGATCACTCCGACGATGCGGCCCAAGACCGAGTCGTCATTCTCGTATTGCAATTCTGTCCTGACGATCGTCCTCTCGCGCAGGTCTCGACCATCGCGGCCAGCCTTGCCCGGGAGCCCATCGCGCCCGTCTGCGCCGTCACGGCCGTCTCGCCCATCCTTGCCGTCCTTGCCCGGCCCGCCATCCCTTCCGGGGGCGCCGTCCATCCCGGGAGGGCCCGGCGGGCCGGGCTCCCCGCGCTCCCCGCGCTCGCCGCTCTCACCGCGCTCACCGCGCTCGCCCGGATCACCCTTCAGGGAGTCGAGGAGTTCGGCCTCTTCCTTGGCGGCTTCCTCTTCGGCCGCAGCAGCAGCCTCCGCGACGGCATCCTCCCACGCGAGGCGGTCGCGGCGCATCTGCTCCCACGTCTTCACGCGAACATCTCCCAGAACCACATGTGGCTGCCGTCCGTGGCACCGGGGTCCAGCACGCAGCCGTTGATGGTGACGGTGTAGGCGGACGTGCCCGGGGGGATCAGGGGCCACGTCGTGGTGTTCTGGAACGTGAGCCAGCTCCGGCGCAGGGACTCCACGCTGCCCTCCTCGACGGTGATGATCTTGTCCCGCTTCACCCGGATGATGCGCTGCCCGGTCGAGGCCGGGATTGCAATGGTGAACTGGGACCCAGCAGTCGAGACGGTGATGGTCCCGGCCTGCGCCCCGACGGCGAAGATCATGTTGAGCGGGGCGTTGTAGGTGCCACGGTTCAGGAAGTTGCCCTGAATGGTCTGGAACTTGGCGAACGCAGCCACGGAGTAGTTGACCGTGATGTCGCGCTCTCCGCCACCCAGTGTCGTGGAAACCTTGAAGGCGCTTGTAGTAAGGCCCGACGCGATGACGTAGTAGCTGGTGTTCAGCGACAGGCCCGTCCCGCCGGTCAGGGTGGTGAAGTAGATGCGGTCACCCTCGACCAGCCCGTGGTCCGTCGCGTTGACGAGGTTGGTGGAGGCGGTGGCCGTTCCGGTCTGGATGACGGTGTCCGCGAAGTAGATGTCCTGCGGCGTCTCGCCCTCGAAGTTGGGGTCCCGCATGACCATCTGCGCAGACCACGAGATGCCCAGAGCGTCCTCATCGACGCCGCCATGCTGGTCGCGATTGATGGGGGCCCGGAAGGACTTCGGCATCACGAGCGCCCGCATTGCAATGGCTCCGGCGTAGTTCGGGTCGTTGGTGGGGACCGCGAAGTACAGGGGGAGGTAGCCCTTGTCGCCGGGGATTTCCCGCGACGCGAGGACCGGGTTCAGCGCTGCGCGGAGCTGCCACAGGGCGTCGTAGCAGAGGGCACGGGTCTTCCCGTACACGGTGCCCGACAGGCGGATGCGGCGCCCGCCAAGGAAGGGGGTGCCGACGTCCAAGCCGTCTGCCTCTGCGCGCTTCTCGCTGAACTGGACGACGTCCACGTCATCCGGGTCGAAGTCATCGACAACGCAACCGGCAATGCCCATCCCGAGACCATCGGTACTGTCGATTGCGCTGCCGATGGCGGCGTCGTTCAGCTTGAAGTTGCGGAAGATGATGTCGCGTGTGGTGTCCATGCGCCCTACCAGTGTACGTGAAAGGCCCCCGGGACGCAATCCCGGAGGCCCTTCACATTGCTATTGGAGCTTCACGCCCCAGCCCTTAGAGCTGGCTCGTATGCTCGATCCGGCGGTACCGCGCCGGGGTGACGCCAGTGGCGTTCGCGCCCTCACCCATGATGACGGCTCCGAACATGCCCTTCCAGCCGATCTGGGAGAGCTGGTGCAGCGGGTCCGTGGTCCCACCGGGGGCGGTGAAGTACGTCTGGATGCTGCCCCAGTCACCGAAGGCGTACGCCTCCGGGCCGAAGACGGTGGCGTTCAGCACGGTGGTGACGACGTTCGCCGTGAAGGCGGACGAGTTCGCCGTGATGTTGATGGCCGTCCCGTTCAGGGTCGAGCTGACCTTGAACGAGGTGGACGTGACGGGGGCCACGACGTAGTACGTGTTGCCCTGCGTCAGGCCGGTGCCGCCCGTCAGCGCCGTGATCTTGATGCGGTTGCCCGCGACGAGACCATGCGCAGACGTGGTCGTGATGAGGTCCGTGCCCGCGTCGGCCGCAGTGCCAGCCGTGGCGAGGACCGTGCTGTCCACGTCCGCGTAGCTGACCGCATTGGGCGACTCGATGAACCGGACGCCTGCGTACCGGCCGACCTCGCCCGAGAAGAGCGCAGCCGAGCCCGCGTAGCGCTGGGCGTCGATCCAGCCACCGACCGCCGTGTCGCTCTCCAGATCGTAGGTCGATCCGGGATGCACGATGGCGCGGTAGGTGCCGTCCCCGAAGGTCGGGACCGACGCGGCCTTCAGGCGCGCGACGGTGAGCTTCACGAGGGCACCCGTGAGCGGAGAGTTCGCGGGGATCGTGGCGCGCGAAGACGCGCCCCCCGCATAGATGACGGCCGTCCCGGCCGACAGCACCTCGGCCACACGCCGGTCGGCGGTGGCGATGGCGTTGCGGGCCACGCGATCGGCGGCGATCGACAGGAGGTCGAACGGAGACTCCATCATGGCGAGGTCGGTCAGCTTGATGACACGACCCGCCTGATTGGCGGAGAACTCCTCGTAGCCGATGGCGAGGTCTTCGGTGTCGGGCGGAGTGCCTTCCTTCAGCCACGGGGCTGTCGGAGTGGCGTTGTCCGGGACACCGGCAACCACGGACATGTCCGCGATGTTGATGAACCGCATGGTGTTGTTCGTCCCCTTGACGAAGTTCGCCTCGCGGAAGTTGCCGGGGAGGAGGTGGGGCAGCGGCGCCCGGAGCAGTTCCTCCAGACGCTTGTTGACCAGAGCCACAACCGTCTGGTTGTAGTTCGTGGTCGCAGTGCTGATGACGGTGCCCATTTCTTGGGTGGTTCCTTCTCCGGGCTATGCCCGGGCTAGAGCCAGTCTGGCTTGCCCAGCGCCTTCAGCCGGGCGAGGATGTCCTCGGAGGACTCTTCCTTCGGCTTGCGCGTGGCGTCGCCGCTGGCGACTCGGTTGCTCTCGTTAGGGTTCTGAGGCGGCGGAGGTGCGGTTCCCTCGTCGTCGGTGTAGGCGAGCAGCGCCTCGAACTTCGCGAGCCTGACCTCGTCGGTCACCTCTGGGAGTTCCTTGCGTGCGTTCGGGTACAGCGAGTCGAGGATGCGGGCCTGTGCCTTGGCTTCGGCCTCTTCGGCTCGACGCTCTGCGAGCGCCAGCCGCTCCTGAAGTTTGGCGTTGTCAGCGAGGTTCTGGTCCTCGGCGGATCGCTCCTTCGAGCGGTACGCTTCGAGTTCCTTCAGCGCTGCGTTGCGCTCCTTCTCGGCCTGCTGACGAGCTGCCTCTGCTCCTGCCTGTCGCTTCCTAGCGAGGGCAACCGGGTCCACCGTCGGGGTGCCTGTCTGGTCGGGGGTCGTCTCCGAGCCCGTCGCTTCGAGGGAGCCCTCTGTGGCCGTGCCGTCGATAGTGTCACTCATGCGAAGAGAACCATACACCTTTCTCGTGGGTATTGCAATACCCCACGCTACTCCTCGTCGGCAGGTGCGCCTTGGAGGAGAATTGAAGACAGCCGACTCATGTGATCCTGAAGGATCGGAGCCAGCGCCGACGCCTTGGTGGGGCCGGTGATCTGCGAAGTCTCGCCCTCGACTGGGGCCACCGGCTCAGGCGAGCCAGTGGCATCTTGGAGCCCGCCAGCCCAGCCGGGGAGGTCGCCCTCGTTGCTGTTGATGCGGGTGACGAGGTCGGGGATTTCGGTGACGGTACGGGCGATCTGGGACACCCAGCGATGGGGGCTGACGGTCGCCAGTTCGGAGTCCCAAATCCACGCGATGTCCTTGCCTTCGAGGACACCACGCATCAGCGGGCTCATGCGGGCCTGATGGTCAGCCCACGGGAGGCCCGGGGTCAGGTAGTCGAGCAGGAACGCCCCGGCGGAGCGGTCCACCGCCGCGACCTTGTCGTCCAGCTCG